AGCAGGAAAGACTATGAGCGAAAAGAGCGAGAGTAAACGCATTGGTGCTAAACAGCACAAGAACTCTGGTCGTGGAACTCACAAGGGTGATGCCTCTTGGGAAAACTTTACAGTAGATTTCAAAGAGGTTGGCAAGTCATTTACACTCAACAAGGATGTCTGGGCTAAGGCTGTTACGGATGCTATTAGGAATGGTAACGATCCTGCTATCTTGGTTGTACTTGGAGAAGGAAATACAAAAGTAAGATTAATGATAACTGAGTTTGAAATAATGGAACAATTAATAGGAGAAGAAAATGAGTGAACAACAACAAACAACGATAGAAATGGTAGATGGATTATCTGAAATAGCAGACTATATGCAAGATGAGGAGTTGACAGCAGCCTTAACATTTATTGCTAAGATAATTATTAAGCCTGATATTCCTCTTAATGTGGCAACTATAGAGATTGTTAGACTTCAAGCAATAGCAGCAAAGATGGCATTCAAAGCAACTTGGATGGCTAATGTTGACAAAAATAACAGGGCAAAAAAGAATATTTACTATACAGCAGCAGAATCAATCAACAACTTGGTATCAGCACTCAAATACATTATGCGCTAACCTGGTATACTTATATAAACAAAGGAATATAATGACAAAAAATTTACTAAAGCAGATAATGATTAAAGAAGTTGAGTCACCAGCACAGATAGATGCACAAGAGCTTGTGAAGGCTATTGAGGCAGGATATCTTGTTGGGCGTGAACCTAAGCATACACAAAAGAAAACTTTTGGTCCATCTACTATTGCATATGGGCATGGAGAATGTCCACGTTATTGGTACCTTGCATTTGAGGGAGCGGTATTTGAGGATAACTCTGACCCATACGCAGTAGCAAATATGACTAATGGAACTCTTGCTCATGGAAGAATTGAGACAGCGTTTAAGAACTCTGGTATTTCAATTGATTCAGAGTTTAAGATTTTTAATGACGATCCTCCAATTTTTGGTTATGTAGATAACTTTATTAATTGGAAGGGTGAAGAAGTTGTTGTTGAAGTTAAGACAACTAACAATGAAGTGTTTGAGTATCGTAAGCGTACAGGCAAGCCTAAGATGGGTCACGTTGTACAGATACTTATTTATATGAAGATTCTTAAGAAGGCAAAGGGTGTTCTTATTTATGAAAATAAAAATAACCATGAACTTCTTGTAATTCCAGTTGAGGTAAATGATCATTACCGAAAGTGGATTGATGAAGCTTTTGAATGGATGAGAGTTGTTCGTAAGTCTTGGGAAGTTAAAGAGCTTCCAACAAAGAACTACAGATCAAACTCTAAGGTTTGCAAGAACTGTCCAATTAGAAAAGCTTGTGATGAAGCAGGAGCAGGCGTAGTAAAGATAGCCTCTCTGGAGGAATTGAGTGAAACTTTGTAGTGTTTGTGATGTCAGGTTTCAACCAAAGGTCAGTTATCAAATTTACTGCAGCCTTGAATGTAGAGACGTCGCTACAAAGCAAAAGATTCATGAAAGATACCAGATTACTCGTAGACAAAAAAGAAAGGGTAAGGATCGCAAATGTTTAGGCGGATGCGACACCTCCCTTTCTATTTACAATGACTCTGGGTTCTGTTCAAATTGTAATGTTAGTAAAAAAGCAGTAACCAAAATGTTAAAAGAGATAAAAGGATTTTTTGATTATGAGCAAGAATAAATGGGGTGTTCAAATTATGCCTAAAAAAATTTGTGCTATTGATGCTAGCACTAATAGCCTTGCATTTTCAGTCTTTGATACATTTACAAAAAGTATAGTAACAGTTGGTAAGATTAATTTTGAAGGCAAAGATACCTATGAAAAAGTTATGGATGCTGGTAAAACGGTAAAGGCATTTTTTGATATATATGGTGGGTTTGAGGCAATTATTATTGAACACACTGTTTTTATGAATAGCCCTAAAACTGCTGCAGATCTTGCATTAGTGCAGGGAGCTATACTTGGATCAGCAGGACAAACTGGTACACAGATTATAGGAAAAGTATCTCCAATTACATGGCAAAACTTTATTGGAAATAAAAAGATCTCTAAAGATGAACAGGTAGTTATAAGATATCAACATCCTGGAAAATCTATTTCGTGGTATAAAACTTACGAAAGAAACCTTCGTAAAGAAAGAACGATCAAATATATTAATACCATATATGATAGAACTATTACTGATAATGATGTGGCAGACGCTTGCGGTATTGGACATTGGGCACTATCAAACTGGGATAAAGCAATAGGAGTTGACAAATAATACTATGGCTGCTAAACTATATACATCAGAAGTTTGGTTAAAAAAGAGGTTTCTTATTGATAAGAAGTCTCCAGAAGATATTGCAAAGGAGTGTGGGGCAAGCGTAGAAACTATCTATGTTTACCTTGCTAAATTCGGACTAAGGAAGTCAAGGCGATGAATAAATTACAAAAAGTTATTATTGGATTATCTGTAGCTTCTGCTGTTGGATTAACATATGTTATTACAGCTTTAAAGGGTATTCCAGAAGCATTTGATTGGGAAGATGATGATGAAGAATCAGTGTGGGGACATGATCTTGGAGGAGAAGCATGAGTGATAACTTAAATATTACGGTAGATCAAGTTAATCATCCGTCACACTACACTACAGATCCTTCTGGGGTTGAATGCTTAGAAATTACTCGCCACCGTAATTTTAATGTTGGTAATGCATTTAAGTATCTTTGGAGAGCTGGACTTAAAGATGAATCAAAAACTATTCAAGACCTTGAAAAAGCAATTTTTTATATTAAAGATGAGATTAATAGACTAGAGGGTAAATATGTCAACTGAAGAAGAATTAGTCAAGCATCTTGATATAATGAACGATGTTGTTGGAGAATACCTTAAGGGTAGCGATCCAACTACAATTTCCAAAGAGTTAGCAATTCCACGAACTCGTGTAGTTGCTTACATTGATGAGTGGAAAGAAAAAACATCTAACAATACAGCAATCCGTGCTCGTGCTAAAGATGCACTTGCTGGTGCTGATGCACACTATAGCAAGCTTATTCTAAAGTCATACGAAGTTATTGATGAAGCATCTATGACTAATAATCTTAGTGCAAAGACTGGTGCAATTAAACTTGTAATGGATATTGAATCTAAGCGTATTGACATGCTACAAAAAGCTGGCCTACTTGAGAATAAAGAACTTGCAGAAGAGATGGTTGAGATTGAACGCCGTCAAGAAGTTCTTGTTGGAATACTTAGAGATATTGCATCTGAGCACCCAGAGGTAAGAGATATTATTATGCAACGCTTATCTGCTATTGCAAAAGAAGGAGAAGTGATTACAGTTGTCCACGATGTTCAATGATTTCTTTGAAGTTCTAAAAGAGAATCATTTTGTTGAGAAGCCTGTTGACGCAAAAACATTTGTTGAGTCTCCAGACTATCTTGGACAACCACCTTTGTCTGACATCCAGTATACAATTGTTGAGGCTATGAGCCAGATCTATCGTAAAGAAGATGTTATTGATATTATGGGTGATGCTGGCGAAGAATACTACAAGAAATACACAAAAAATGAACTTATTCTGCAACTTGGCAAGGGATCTGGAAAAGATTTTGTATCCACAGTAGCCTGTGCATATGTAGTATATAAGATGCTTTGCCTTAAAGATCCTGCTATTTATTATGGAAAGCCTGCTGGAGATGCTATTGATATTATTAACGTTGCTGTTAACGCACAACAGGCTAAGAACGTTTTCTTTAAAGGCTTCAAGTCTAAAATTGAAAGATCACCGTGGTTTGCAGGAAAGTATAATCCAAAGGCAGACTCAATTGAGTTTGATAAATCAATTACTGTGTACTCTGGTCACTCAGAACGTGAGTCACATGAAGGTTTAAACTTGTTTATGGCAGTACTTGATGAAATTTCTGGCTTTGCATCAGAGGTAGCAACAGGTAATGAGCAAGGTAAGACTGCTGATAATATCTATAAAGCTTTTCGTGGTACTGTAGATTCTCGTTTCCCTGATCTTGGAAAGGTTGTCCTTCTCTCATTCCCACGCTATCAGGGTGACTTTATTTCTCAAAGGTACGACTCAGTAATTGCTGATAAAGAAGTAGTAGAAAAAACACATAAGTTTATTATTAATGAAGAGTTACCACACGACAACCCAGACAATAACTTTGAGATATCGTGGGATGAAGACCACATACTATCATATAAAATTCCTAAAATATTTGCATTAAAGCGTCCAACATGGGATGTTAATCCTACAAGAAAGATTGATGATTTTAAGA